TGTGATGACAGATTTTGTAATAGTAGACAATTTAGAAGAAGATTTCTGGAAACAAAATCCAGAATTAAAATATATAGAACCATTTGCAGAATTTTCTAAAAAGAAAAATTCTTCTGAAATTATGAAAGCAATTTATTTAGCTTATGATTTCAAATCTAAATTTAATCGTGCAGGAATTTCTGAAGATGAGGCGAGAAAAGATATAGCAAAAAACTTCTTAAAAAAGCCAGACTTTGTTTGGGGCGAATATAAAGAAATCATAGATGCATACAAAGACAAATGTAAAACAAAGATTCAAAAATCTTTAGAATTATTTGAAGAAGATGTAGTAGGATTTCAGAATTATTTAAGAAGACTATCTTGGGAAGATGAAGAAGAAGCACAAGTAAAATCAAGTATTTATAAAATAGCAGACGAGTATTATAAAAAATACAAAGATTGCGAGTCTCTCGTGAAAGACGAAATTAGAGAAAAAAGATATAAAGGAGGTTACAGACTTTCCCCGGCGGAGAAAATGTCAACCAAAGTGGATGTATGAAAGCAACGACAAAGTTCAATCAAGATGGGAGTATCAATAGAATAATAGAAGGATCCAATGGCGATTTCGCTGTGGATCTTTTTCCGTATAAAATACAGAACAGAGAATTATTCTACGACAGAAATCATCCTGTAAATATTTCTCCTGAATCTTTTGAATATGAATTATATTGGAGTGATAAGTTAAAGAATTATCTTGAGGGTAGATGGGTCTATGACGTAGATACTTGGGTCTTCATGCCTCCGAAATTGGACTTCTATATTAATTTTATGATTATTGTAGATGAAGATAGAAAAAAGATACCACCAAGGCTTAGAGATAATGAATGGATAATGTCTTACTACGATTTATGTGCGGAAGGATTTTCAGGATTTGAATTAGATGAAGAATATACATGCCATGAATTGGTGGGGAAGATAGAGAAAATTCAAAGACAAAAAGAACAAGGAGATAAAAACCCAGATGAAATAAAAGAATTTGAAAAGAAGATTTTAGATTCATCTATAGGTATTAAAAAAGAAGATGGATCATATAAGAAGTTTGTTCCAGCTTGGGATTATCTTACAGAGCATTATCTTATTACAAATAAATCAGATAGACCACTAGGAAAAGCACTGTACGAAAATAACAAAAGTGATGAAATGATTTTGGCATGTAGAGCTGCGGCCAAGGCATTAAAACCAGATGAGCTTGTCTTAACAGAATATGGGTGGGAAAAGATAAAGAATATTAAAGTAGGAGATAGAGTATATGGATCAGATGGAAAACTTTGTAATGTGACTCAAACAACAGGCATACAAAAAAACCTCAACATGTACAAAATAAAGTTTAGGGACGGTAGAGAAATAGATTCTTGTGAGGATCACCTTTGGAAAGTATGGGATAAAAACTTAAATAGAAAAGGGGAAAAGAATCACTATTCTGTACTATCTACAAAAGATATGTTCGAAAATCCAGTGTATGATAGAATAGATTCAAGATATAAAAAAAGACATGGTGAAATAAAAAGAATTATAGAGTCTAAATACTTTTTACCATTAAATAGTCCTATTGAATACTCTGAAAAAGACCTTCCAATAGATCCATATTTTTTTGGCTTATGGGTTGGTGACGGGCATTCTCATAGACCTGAGATTACAACTGAGGATGAAGAGATTAGAGATTACTGCTATAAAATAGCAGAAGAATGGGGGCATAAAGTTTCAGTATCTAATAAACCAAATAATAAAGCCTCTTCTTATCATATAACAAAGGGAAGATTCTGTAAGAGAGAAGATAGAACTTTATTGGATAAGTTTGTAGAACTAAATGTTCTAAATAATAAACATATACCAAGAATTTATTTAGAATCAAGTGTAGAACAAAGATTTGAACTTTTAAGAGGATTAATGGATTCAGATGGTACAGCAAGTTCTAGACATGCAGTATTTTCAAACTCGAATAAAAATATTATTGACAATTTTGTAGAATTGGCAAGATCTTTAGGAATATATACAACTATCTTTAAAAAACAAGCAAAGCTTTATGGAGTTGAAAAAAAGATAACTTATAAAGTTAGTCTAAAAACTAGAGAAAAAATCTTTAATTTAGAAAGAAAAGATAACTTACATAATTCCCAAAAACCTAAAGGTACATTTGGAACAGGGAGATTTACAAAAGTAGGTATTGTAGGTATAGAAAAAATAGATAATCACGATGGTGTTTGTATAGCAGTTGATAATGAAGATCGTACATATATTACAAAAGATTTCATTGTTACACACAACTCGTTTTTTACATTTGGTGGTAATTTTATGCACGAGTGGTTGACTAATGGGGCAAAAAGTATTGATGATTTTATTAAGGATGGTTCAACACAAAAGTTATTTGCGGCTGGTTCTGTAAGAAAGGATCAATTAGAAAGATCAATGTCCATAGTAAAAAGATTCTACAATTCAATGCCAGGATCTTATGTTTACGGGGTGGACGACAAAGGAAAAGAAGATAAAGTATTCGGTTTCCTTTACAAATCAATTGTAGGTACTTGGGATGTGGGTACAAAGGTAGAACATAAAGTACCCAATACAGATAACACAATTGCTATATCAGGAAATGTAATGCAACTTTCTGTAATTACACCAGATGCAATTACATCTCTCGCGGGGGATAGGATGGCAATGATTATCATAGAAGAGGTTGGATTCTTATCTTATGTAAAAAGAGTAAGAAGTGCTTTTAGAAACTCTTTACGAGTAGGTAAGAAGAAGATAGGTAAAGCTATATATTTGGGTACCGGGGGAGATATGGAAGCAATTCAAGATTCGAAAGAAATGTTTGAATCCCCAGAAGGTTTTGAAATATATCCTATCCCAAATTATTTTGATAAGAATAGATCTGGTAAAATAGGACTATTTCTATCTGCTTGTTTGCAATCAGAAGAATTCAAGGATGCAAACGGTAATACGATATACGAACAAGCGTTAGAGGATGTTGTAGATCAAAGGGAGAGAGAATTTGAAAATGCTGATTCTAATTCTTTTTGGGAATTTGTTGCATTCAATCCTTTGTACCCAAAGGAGATGCTTCGTCCTTCTACGAAGAGTGTTCTTCCTGTTGTAGAGATGACAGAGCATAAGGGACTTCTTGTCACTTCGGATATTTGGAAATATAGATCTTCTATTGGGACATTTAGATGGGATCCGACTTCTATGTCGAAAGTTTCGTGGCGGCGTGATATAGAGCAAAATTTTACTCCCATCAATGACTGGGGTAAAGATAAAGAACTTAACAATAGAGAAGGTTGCTGGATTATGTACGAAGATGTAATGGAGCATAGGCCAGATAATTTATACTATATCTTATATGACCCCGCGGCGCAAGGAGGAGAAGGTACATCATTGCACTCAGCATTACTTTATAAGCACAAGTTCACAGGCGGTAACAAATCCCTTCAAGAGACATTTGTTGCAGAGTTTATAGGAAGAAAGCCTAAGTTAGAGCAAAACTATGAAGAAGTAATCAGAGCTGCTTTATACTACAATGCTAAGATTCTTGTAGAAAGAAACGTACCTGGTTTTTCTGAGTGGTGTGATTCAAAGGGATATTATCATTTGTTATTAAACGAGCCAACAAGAGTTCTTACAGAGGTCAGAAGACAACCAGTTAAGTATTCGGGGAGGAAAGGTATTAGAACAGATGATGCAATAAATAAGTGGAATATAACCAAGTTGGGGGATTGGTTAAGAGATCCCATTATGACAGATGAAGATGGGACGCCGATAAAGTTTAGATATCAATCAATATACTCTTTACGTCTATTAGATGAAGCAATAAACTTTAGGATGGAAAGAAAGACAGAATTTGACCACATGTCCTCTGCTATGTTGTTGATGCCTCTTCTATTGGAGATAAGTGAAGATAGTATAGAAATTGTTGATGATTACGAAGACTTAAATGTGTCTAAATATTCTAAGTATTCACAAATTGATCTCAGCGTAAAACAGCGATCAAAATTCCTACAAACCGTATAAACCTAAAATCACAACATGGTTAATAGTAGAGTTCCTTTATCTGATGTAAAAGTCAGAGAGAAAAGATATAATAAAGAAAAGAATAATTTTCAGCGTCAAATTGACATTGCTGAGGCGATTGACTTCGGTTATTTGTCAGCATACAGAGATGACTCTAGAATAGAAAAGCATAAAATAAATTACGATTTGTTTAACGGCCGACTCGATGTATCTTTGTACGACGAGGAATCGTGCTATTCGATTATGGGGGAGGATATAAAGTTGAATAACAAATCAATAACACACTACCCATTAATATCTCAAGTAGCTAATGCTAAACTAGGAGAATTAATCAATATGCCTTTTGTAATGTCTGTTAAGGACCAGACTCCATTGAAAGAGTCATTTGAGCAAAAGGAATATAGGAAGTTGATTGATCAATATATCCAATTGAATTTCATCGCCCCGGCGGAGAAAATGATTCAAGATAAAGTAAATCAAATACTCCCCCCAGAACAAACGCAAGGACTATCTCCAGAAGAGATTCAGCAATTACAAGGTCAAATAGACCTACAAGTAAAGGCAATGAATCCCCAAGAGATATATGACTATATGGAGAACGACTATAGAACTCCAATTGCCAAGCAAGCGCAAGAGCTTACAGATTATCTTATAGATCAATTAGAAATAAAAGTAAAACAAGACGAGGGTGCTAAGCATGCTATTTGTACAGGTGAAGAATACTATTTGGTCGATACTCACAACGACGAGCTTGTTTTTGAGTGTCTACTTCCTTCGAGTGTTACTTACGGAGGTTCTGCTGAAACCGAGTGGGTGCAGGACATGTCCTGGGCAAAAATCGAGCGATGGCTTTCAGTGGAAGAAGCTACTCAAAAATATGCAGAATATCTTTCAGAAAAAGACTGGCAAGAGCTCTACGAATTTGTAGAACCCGTTTGGGGATCTGGAAAAAAGAACGGAGTATTCGCAGACGATCCTACTTCTTATCAAACAAGAAGAGTTATGTACGAACTTGCAGAAAACGGTTCGTATTGGACAAGGAATGTAGAAGGGTCGAAAGATTACAAGACAATGGAAGGTTCTTCTAATCTTACTAATATCTACAGCAGAATCTTACAGCAATATGGCCCAGGAAGTCGTATGAGCGATTTTGGAGTCCGTGAGTGCACGATTTACTTCAGAGATAAGATGATGCTCAAGAAGGTAAAAAGATTCGAGGACGGGCTTGTAAAGACCTTTATTCTCGGGGAAAACTATAAGCCAGTAGAAGATGACTTAGAGGTAGTAGAATTTTGGGTAGACGAAGTTTGGAGAGTAGTTAAATTAGGTACAAAGAATAATATCTATGTAAAGGTAGAACCAGTTCAGTATCAGTTTAGATCTCTTTCTAATTACAAAGTAGAGCTGCCAATTTACGGGCGGGCGTATAATACGCACAGAGGTATGTCAAGAAACGTATCTTTGGTAGATTTAGGAAAACCATATCAGCAAGAATACGATATGGAGATGCATGCATTAAAGCATGATTTAGGTACTAATATAGGAAAGGTATTTATTTTCTTAAAAGGTCTTAAACCACAGGAACAAACTTGGCAAGAGTTTATGACCAATATTAAGGACTTTGGAATGGTCCTGGCGGACACAAACCAAAAGGGAGTAAACTCATTAGACCCTAACTTAATAAAGAGCGTAGATGCCTCTAAAATGCCTGAAATCGCGGCGAGAATACAACTCCTAGAAAACATAAGACAGAACTTATATCGAGCAATGTTTTCTAACGAAGCATCTTTAGGACAAGTAGGTCAGTATGCTACAAACGGAAATATCGGTTCTCAACAAGCAGCTAGTTCTGTACAGATAGAACCTTTCTTCGATATGCACAGACAGATTGTAGAAAAGGCTGTTGCGGCGCTTGTAAACAAAGCAAGACTATTTTATAAGGAAAATCCAGATAAGATTCGTAATATTCTTTCTCCATCTTCTTACGCAGAACTAGAAGCAGGTCTTGCATTTTGGTACACAGAAATCGGGGTGTCTTTCGACAACTCTGGAAGAACATTGAGACAGATAGAACTTATCAAGGCAAATGTGCAGGCATTGATTCAGAATTCTTTCGGCCCAGAAGCATCTATCGAGCTTCTTATGGCAAACTCTACTTCAGATATTATGAATATCATCAAGAAGGGTACAAAGAGAATACAGGATCAACAAGCACAGGCACAGGAATTCCAGGCCGCTATGGAGCAGCAAAAAGCTCAGTTGGAAATCCAACTCAAGCAGCAGCAATATCAATTTGACTTACAGAAACAAAGAGAAGCATTGCAAGTATCTATGGATCGTGCTGCAATTCAGTCAAGATCATTCCAAATTGCTAATGACGTTAATA